CACATTGAGCCTGTTATTACCGGTGTTCCTGATGATATGCTAGAGGATATTACCGGTACGGGGATCTCCACAAAGGGATTTATAAATTACCTACTTACCGAGCAGCTTCTAACAGGTAGGCAGGGTATTTTGGTTGACCACAATGGGGATTTTCCATACTTGTCGGGGTATAAAACCGAGCAGATCACTAACTGGTCAGATAATTTCATAATCTTGAAAGAGCAGTATCAAGTTAAGAACCCTGAGAAACCTTACGAGGTAAAATATGAGACTCAATATAGGGAACTAACAACGGTAGACGGTATTTACGAGGTGTATATATGGCGAAAATTGCTCAATAAATATAATAGAAGTGAGTGGGTGCGGTCAGAAGTCGCAATACCAACTAAAAGAGGTGCGCCTTTATCAAGTATGATGTTCTTAGGCTCTTCACTGGATGGTTTGAACCTTACTCCTGAGATTCCACCGCTTATGCCTCTGGTTGATATGAATTTATCGCATTACCGCTCTAGTGCTGACTTGGAACACGGTAGACACTTTACCGCCTTGCCTACACCCTATGTTATTGGCGTTAAAGATGTTGGAGATATTCGTTTAGGTGCTGAAACAGCTTGGGCTATACCAAACGAGAAAGCTAAGGTCGGTTTCTTAGAGTTTACAGGGCAGGGTTTAGCCTCACTTGAATCCGCTATTCGGGAGAAGTCAGAGATGATGGCGGCTCTTGGGGTGCAACTTATATCAGGACAGCGTAAAGGTGTTGAGAGTTTTGAAGCTCTTGCGCTTAAACGCAATGCAGAGCTATCAAGTTTAGTTTTAGCCATCCATAGGGTGGAGGTCTTAATGACTAATGCTTTGCAGATGGCGGTCGATTGGGCGGAGCTTGAAAGTACCGTAACGGTTAAGCTCAATCTGAACTTCGCACTTGGTGATGAGGACGAGCACTTGGACGACAAGGCGGACAAAGATAAAAAGCAGGCGCAAAAAGAACAGAAGAAAAAAGAGGGTGATACTATTATCTAGTCAAAAATCACAAGCCGGAACGCTAACCCCACAGCGATAAAGGTACGAGCCGTTTCTTTTTTCTTGACACTTATGTTTTTAGGTGATATAAATATAGTTAAATGTAACAGTGTTACATAATCATTTTCGCAGAGCGAGATAATTTTCGGTTATGGGGACACTCTTAGGTGTTCATAAACTATTTATAATATTTAAGGAAAATCTAATGAATACATTAACAAATTTGGCAGCGGATATTTACCGTGCAGCAGATACCGTAGGTCGTGAAGTTGTGGGTTTCATCCCGTCAGCTACCGTAAACGCAGAGACAGCCCGTGTCGCAGTAAATGATACTGTACGCTCGCACAGTACTCGTGCCGCTACTGCTGGCGATATCACCGCCGCTATGACTATTCCCGAGGGGACAGATCAGGTAGTAGATAGTAAGACTATGACCATTGATAAAGCTCGTTCTGTTCAAATCCCGTGGACGGGTGAAGAGATCGTATCTGTTAATAATGGTGCTGGTTTTGAAACTATTTATGGGGATCAGATTGCTCAGGCAATGCGTACCCTTACTAATGAAGTAGAGAATGATCTAGCTAACGCTGCTTATCAAGGCGCTTCTCGTGCAACAGGTGTTGCTGGGACTACTCCTTTCGCGAGTAATATGGATCTTATCGCTGAAACTACCGAGATTCTTCGTGTAAATGGCGCTCCTCAGAATGACGGGCGTATGTCTCTTGTTCTTAGTAATACTGCTGGTACTAAACTCCGTAACCTTGCACAGCTCCAAAAAGCTAATGAGGCTGGTAATGACACTCTATTGCGTCAAGGTATCTTGCTTGATCTTCAAGGTTGTATGCTTCGTGAGTCAGGTCAGATTGGCGTTCATACCGCTGGTACGGGTACATCATACTTACTAAATGATGCTTCAAGTGCGGTGGGTGATACTACTATTGCTGTTGACGGTGGTACAGGTACTGTTCTTGCTGGCGATGTTATTACTTTTGCTGGAACTTCTGATATTTATGCAGTTAATACGGCTCTTAGCGGTGGTTCTTTGTCAATTGGAACGCCAGGTCTTCTAGCTGCTGAAACAGATGATGACGCTATTACTGTTGGATCAAGCTACACGCCTAACGTGCTATTCCATCAGGGTGCGCTAGAGCTTGCAATACGTGCTCCAGCTACACCAGATGGTGATGCGGCTGTTGATACTATGATGATCCAAGATCCACATTCTGGCCTTGTGTTTGAGATCCGTGTTTATAAGGGTTATCGTAAGGCAATGTTTGAAGTTGCTTGTGCTTGGGGCGTGAAAGCGTGGAAGTCCGACAATATCGCAATCCTTATGGGGTAAGTAGTTTGTAGTAACCAGCCAGCAGTCTACCTTTATAGGCTGTTGGCTAAAATATTTTATTTGGAGTTATACCGTTATGGCATATAAGAGAAAAACTCTAGCAGATAAACAGGAGGGGATAGTTGAAACACCCCCTAAGAAAACACCACCTAAAAAAGTAGCTACTAAGAAAGCGGTAGTTAAGAAATCGGGGTCCTCTCATATCGTTATGTTCCGTGAAGCAGATAATAAACTCGCTAATGTACACCCTGATGAGGTGGAGAACTATAAGCTGGGTGATTGGGTGGTCAAATTATGAGCCTTGATGCTACCGCAGGAGGTGTAAGTGCTAATGCTTATTGTACAGTTGCAGAAGCTGATGACTATAATGATCTGTTCCCTAGCGATACAAGCTGGAATGGCACAACCGCAGTAAAGGAAGCTAATATAAAGCTCGCTACATTGTGGTTAGACCAGCGCATTACTTGGTATGGTAGAGTAGAAACTCTCACTCAGAGTTTGCGTGTACCTAGAGCTGAATGGGTTGATCGGGATAGCTACAGCGTTGCTGTTGCTACTGTACCTGTTGATATTAAATATGCCACCGCTGAACTAGCGATGCGCATACACGATGGTACTGTTGGCTCTCTAAATACTTTAGGTGCTGGGTTAAAGTCTACTAAAGTTGAGGGTGTTGATGTTGTCTTTGACCATACCGATACAAGCGGACTCCTCCCTAATCACATTAAGGTGATGTTGAGCCATTGGGGTTTTGTTGGTAATGTCTCTGCTGGTGTTTCTGCTGTTAAGGTTTCTAGATCCTGATGAATTTAAGTGCCTCCATACAGAACGCTATTGACGAGGCAAAGATAGCAACTTCAGACTTGTGGACTACTACGGTATTTAAAGCCACAGCGCCGTCAGCATACGACACAGCTACAGGGGTGGTTACGAGTGTAACTACGTCAACAACTATTTCTATGCTCATAGGGAGCTACTCAGAGGCGCTCGTAGATGGTGCGCAGGTACTCGGTACAGATGTAAAGGCGACTTTCTTACAAAAGGATTTAGCTAGTACACCGGATGTAAACGATTTAGTTACTTATGCCAGCAGAGATTGGGCTGTTATTAGTGTTAAACAAGATGTTGCTAACACTTTATGGATTACACAGTTGAGGGCGGTCTTATGAGCTGGGCAGGGCAGAGAACTTTTATCGAAGAGCGTTTGTCTGATAATTGGGCTACAACTCCAATTTCTTACAGTAATGTAGACTATGCGCCAGTCGCTAACAGTTCATTTATTCGGCTAACAGTTTTAGGTGGCGATACTATAGATGCCTCTTTCTCTACCAGCCGCAGCTCTGGGGTGGTGGTTATGCAAGTATTTACACCATCAAATATAGGTAGTGCTACTGCATTATCTTATGCGGATAGTTTAGCAGCTATTTTTGAGGGAGTGACGAGTGATGAGTTTGTCTTTGGTACAGCCTCTTTAGAAGTTGTTGGTGCGGTAGAAAACTTTTTTCAAGTGAACGTTAATATTGGATTTACAGAGGATGGTTAAGGAGATGCAAGCTGCAGTTCGCAGCTCTATTGAGAAAACTTCTATCGAGGTCTTTAATGAGGTTGCGGCTAGAACTCCAGTAGACACAGGTAATGCTAGAATAAGCTGGAATATTAGTACGGGATCTCCTAATTTTAGTACTAGATCCACAGGTGTTACTCCTACAGGCAATTGGTCAGCAGAGAGCACACCTCCTACCGACCCTGTTGTTTTGGCTAATGATTTTTTGCTAGAATCCCACTTGGATAGAGTTTACATAGCAAATGGCGTACCATATATTGGGGTATTAGAATTAGGGCACAGCGCACAGGCTCCCATAGGGATGGTGGCGGCTACTTTGGCAAGGGACTTTAACCACGTATTACAGGGCAATCTAAAGGAAATATAAAATGGCACTTCAACAAGGAAAAAGAGCAAACATTAGTATAACGGGAGTGGTAGTTACAGATGTAATTATTGATGAGTGGTCACTAGAGCAGAAACCTGTTACACGCACATATACAAAATTTGGGGATGATGCTCCAACTACTGAGGTAGTCTCTAATGACTGGGAAGTGGTTATTGGCGGTTACGTTAAAGCCGGAGCTGCTACATTCCCGGCTATTGGTGCTTCAGTTACCGACCTAGATTTGATATTGGAAGACGCTGTTGCTGATCTTGGTTTCACCTGTTCAGCAGGTATTGTTACCGCAATCAAAGTGGGTGTTAAGAGCGCTGGCAGTATGCCCGTTAAATTAGTGGTCAAGCCAGCTGGTTCGGAGATGGTGGCTTATGGTACGGTAACTTAAAATGGCTGGTTATAATATAGATGTTGCACTTGGGGTAGTTGAAGATACCGCTACACCCGTGCTAGAAAATATAGTCAATAAAGCAGGGGCGCTAACAGCTACGCCGGTTGTTATAGCGGTTGATAGCTCCCAATTGAGGGAGGCTTTGCTCGCTGTTAATACTTTAGACACTAGAATCCGCAGTATGACAAACAATCTAAATAGTTTTAACAGCCTGTTGAGTAGAACTATTGCACTCACCAACCAGCTGAAGAACAGCAAAGTACCAGAGCCTAGATTATGAGCATTATTTTCACTTTAGGAGTAGAGGTAGTAACCTTACCAAATCCACTACAGCCTTATGTTGGTAATATACCAGTCAAAAACATTACAACGCTTTTAGCTGCTAATGGGACAGGGTACTACTACCAGACAGGCACTACCCGATACCGCTACTCTTTTGTTTTTGACTTTAGTGACTCTACACTAGCTTCGGATCTTAGAGACTTTTTTGACACGGTTGCCGTAGGTAGGCTTAACAGTTTCACCTTAACGGATCCGGAGAGTGTGACTTCCACAGTTCGGTTTGATATGGATGAGCTAGTTATTCTTGAACTAAAGTCAGGAGAGTTGTACTCGGTTGCGGTTGAGCTTGTCTCTCAATGAAAACACTAACCTCAGCCTTTAATACTGCAAAGAACCTAACAGAGGCTACTCCAGTTTGGCTCTTAGAAGTATCTGATGGCTCTACAACTTGGTATTACTCAGATCAAACAGTTACTGTAGATGGTCAGTTATACACAGCGCAGGTTCTCAGTTGGGGTACTATGTCAGCAGAGACCCCCCGTTTAACAGGTGGTGGGGTTGTATCAGGTACTACAATTAAACTTGCGGAAGATTCTACAACGCTGGCATCGAAAATCAAAATTGGCAGCAGTTGTATTGTTAGATTGTGGTTTGATAACGAGAGTTTGACTGATACGGAAATAATACTAAAGGGCATTATCTCAGATCCTATTCGTGTATCACAGACCTCAATTGACTTCTTAGTGGCTAGTTATGGGAGTGATAAAACAGCAGTTATCGGGGATCTAATAGATGATACTGCCTACCCATCAGCTAGAAAAGAAACTTTAGGTGAGGTAGCGCCCATTGTTTACGGGCAGGTATTCTCACATAGAGCCTTGCCTGTAAACGCTGGCATACTAACAAGACTAGCTACTGCTCTAACTACCAGCTCAACAACTATAGTTTTAGCGGATGGTTCACAGTTACCATCTTCTGGTTCAGTTATTATTGACTTGGAGACAATAGCTTACTCGGCAAGGAGTGGTAATACCCTAAGTGGTTTAACTCCCACTAATCCAGTTGATGCCCACAAACGAGGCGCAGAGGTATTAACCGATGAGACAAATTACGACCTGCTCATTGCGGATCACGCAGTAACAAGTATTGGTACAGTGTATGCAGATGGTACTCCGATTTCCGGCGGATCTCTTGTAACGGTATCGGGTAAATCCTATTTAAGGTTCTCGGACTTTCCGCACGATGTAACTCCGCACTATGTAAATAATCCAGCCGCTACTTTCTTTGACGCTAATGACAGTTCTGTTTATGGCGACCAACTGACCTTTGGTGATAGTCTAACTTTTATCGAAGAAGTCTCAAACGTAGGTAATGTATGGAGTTTGGGGGGGCTTACAACACTAAGTGATTGCTATGAAATTGCAGATGGGACAGTTAATGCGGTGTCTTACTTCTATGAAACAGACGAATATGATACCTCGGTGAATGCAACTTGGACTGGTACTTTCCAAATTACTGAGGATTGGGCTTCTGATGGGGCGGTATTGGACTTTGGGTATAAAGTGCTTGATGCTGATGGTGTAACAGAGTTGGTAGCATATACTTTTTTAGAGACCCATACTTTCCCTGAGGGATCTTCCCACACAATAAACCTGAATGTAACAGTAAATAGTGGTGCAGAGTTTGTATTCATTGCAACGGGTGCTTTTGAGTGGAATGGGGACTTCTGTTTGAGTTATGGGGAGCTTACTCAGGCTTACTCAGCAGAGGAGCCAGCAGGTACTAGAGTTTATGTTGAGTCTACTTCCGCAGGTATTGCTTCACAGTTTGATGTATCAAGTGTTCCTAACACTTCTTCAAGTACAGGTTACGCCAAAAAGATTACATTAGATATGGTAGGGTTTGACCTCGACAACCCAGCGGACATTACGGAACACCTACTCTTAAATTACGCTAATGGCGTTGTTAGTGGGGATCTACATACCTCGATTTCAGCTAATACTACATTTGGTACTGATTATGACTTAGGTTTTGCCATCACAGATCAACTAGCTTTGAACATACTGCTTAGACAAGTGGCGTACCAATCAGCGAGCGTTTTCTTCTGGAGCCTCGATGGTGTTGCACACCTATACAAGTTACCAACTTCGGGCGACAGTTCTTTAAAGTCTCTTGGTGTTGCGGATTATCTTCAAGACTCATTTGCCTACGAGTACTCACCGTATAGCGATATTGTTAATAGTATATCAGCTAATTTTGACTATCAGGGTGGGGTTAGTCAGCAGATAGTTAAGGGTGTTAATGCCTCTTCAATAACGGAGTATGGAACACTAGATGGATCAAGTCAGTTTAGACTAACGCTAGTGAACTCTAGTACAGCCGCTACTAATGTGGTTAGTGACTACCTTACGCTTCTAGCTAACCCAAAAATGCTAGTGATATTTGGTACTTCACTAGCTTCTACAGAATTACAGCTTGGGGATATTATAGATATAACTAGTACTATAGGGGAGGGATTCACGAATGAAAAGTTAATAATCACACAGATAGTAAATAAGGTTTCGGGAGAGCTTACGTTTGCTACCGAAACTATATAGCTTGACACCCTTTATTTTGTCAAGTACTATTCAAGTACACTTATAATTTAATTTAACGAGGTAAATCTTATGTCTAAGTTTTCTGATTTTTTAGAGGATAAAATCCTTAATATAACCCTAAAAGGGGCTACCGCTTATAACTGTTCAACTCCTTATGTTGAGCTTTATACAGCTAATCCCTCCGATTCTGGTGGCGGTACTGTTCTTGCCGATGCAAACTACGTTATACAGGCTGTAACTTTTGGTACTGTAAGCGGTGGGGCAGTAAGTAATAGTGCTGCAGTTACATATCCTGCGCTAAATGCAGGGGCTACCATTACAGGTATGGCTATTTTCGATGACGCTTCAAGTACGAATATGCTTTATTGGGCTCCTTTGGATGCTAGTGTAACGCTTTCAGCAGGTAATATCTTCTCAATTGCAGTTGGTGATTTGACTGTAACTCTTGATTAATAGCAGATGAATTTTGGCTCTATAAACGGCTTTCTACTTGGCGGTAATGCGCTAGGCGGTGTTGTTTATGGGTATGGTTCAGCGGCTATTGTTGGTAGTGCCTCGGTTAGTATTGGAGGTACAGTTACAGTATTAGGTTCAGCGGCTATTGTTGGTAGTGCCTCTGTTTCAACGACCGCTACAGTTACCGTGTTGGGTTCAGTGGCTGTTGTTGCTAGTGCCTCTGTTTCAACGACCGCTACAGTTACCGTGTTGGGTTCCACTGATGTTGTTGCTAGTGCCTCCGTTTCAACGACCGCTACAGTTACGAGATACGGTTCAGCGGCTGTTGTTGCTAGTGCCTCAATTGCGGTTAATGGAGTAACTACCCTACTAGGTTCAGCGGCTATTGTTGGTAGTGCCTCAATTGCGGTTAATGGTACAGCTATATACTTAGGGGAC